GTAATACGGCGCACCGTCCGCATCAAATCCTTGCAACTCCCCGCCAAGTCCGAAATGATTATCAAGCCCCGCTATTACCTCCGTTATCTCATCAACGATCGTTCCTATGGCAAGGCTTAGCCCAAACATCCCTAGCAGCGACGGAGCCGTGCCTAATGCCCGCAAGCCGTAGCTTAGCGCACTTTGCGTGAGTGTGTTTTTTAGCTCGCCCAGCAAGGCTTCGCCTATGTTGGCGGGGCTAAATTCTCTATTAACTATCCCGTCATAAAGCATCCCTGCAGCTATACGCCCAAATACTCCGCCAAAAACATACCCTAGCCCTTCTACGGCGTTTTCATATTGACTATCCATCATCATTTCGCCGTAAAATTGCCTAAAGTTTCTATTTATCTCGCCGCGAGTTCTACCGCCTAGCCCTTTGCCAAAGCTATCGCCCCGGTCGCTTTGCCTGATTACGGCTTTACGCTCTTTGGCTTGTTTCGCCGTTATCTCGCTTGCGCTTGATATTAGCGTAGCGGCGCCATCCTTATCCTCTCGCAAAAGCAAAATCTGCATAGGCATTAGTATAAATTCTACAAAGTCCTCGTTTAGCTCGAGCAGGGCTGCTGTCAAAGAAAAGGCTTGGTTGATAAAAAAACTTCTTAGATCGGGGGTTGGTAAATTTAAGGCGTTATAGCCGTAGCTGCCTGCGTAATATCCGTCAAACAGCCCGCCTGCCATAAAATCATAAACCCCGCCCGTGTCGGGGTTGGTAATGTTCAGATAGTCGAAGTTAGTGTAGTTCACTTCCTTTTTTCCATATCGAATGTAGCAGGTTTGCCAAGTCCCGGCAAATCCTCTTTGACTAGCCCGGAAAGCATATCAAAAAAGACCTTCGTCATATCCGCAGGCACTATCATTCCGCCCGCTTGGTTTTCAGAGATAAACCCGCCGAGCGTAGATGTAGCCTTGATAATGCGGTTATCCTTGACTTGCCTATCTATCGCCTCCTTTTGGCTTTTAGCCAGCTCGGTCTCGTCTTTTAGCTTTTTTATTTGCGCGTCCACCAGTTCGTTTTGTTTTTTTAGCCCCGCGAGCCTATCGTTCATCCCGCGCTCTAGCTCCTCGTTTCTTAGCCGCGCGCTTTTGGTCTGCTCTTTTAGCCCGTTCATTTCCTCGTCAAATGTTAGCTCACGGTATGTTAGCTCCATTGCCTGCGCCATAGCCTGCGCGGTGTAGCCCATAGTTAGATTTGCTAGCAGTTCGCTTATGTACTTCGCGCGGAGCTCGTTTGAGATGTTGTATTTGTCGTATTGCTCGTTTAGATACTCCAGCGTTTTTTGATACGGGGTATTTGCCGCCGTAGTTTCGGTTAGCATATCGCCAAAATTAGCTATGTATTTGTCCGTGAAGTTCATCTTATTGCCCTTTCTCTATTTAGCCGCGTGAGCTTGAAATTTATCAGTTCCGCGTCGTCGTCCGTTTTTTCAGATAGCGCGGCAAGGTCTTTTTTGACCCCGCCCACGCCCGCGCTTAGCCCCTCAAATTTTGCCGCTAAGCCCGCTATTTTGCTATTTATGGCGGCTACTTGACCGCTTAGGGCGGCTATTGCGGCGTTTGCAGAATTTACCGCATCTATTAACGCGGTTTCTTGCTCGGGCGTCATTTTGCCCCGCCTAAAATTTCATTGAGCTTTTGGGCGCAAAGGATTATCATTTGTTTTAGCTCCTGCGCGCTCACATCGACAAGCTCCCCGCTTGCGGTTGGGAATTTTACGCTTTGCGCGCCTGATATTTCAGCCGATTTTAGGGCGATCATCATTCTTGTTTGCGCTGCCTCGTCTGCAGGAAAAGTTTTGCTACCGATCTCTATCTCCAAATTCGCGAGCTTGCGCGTTCTTTCTTGGTCGCGTTCGCTTTTTAGCATTTCTGCGCTTTTGCTTAGAGAGCCGTTTTCAAACTTATACCCCATCGGGTTATCTGCGCCTAAATTATCTATTACGGAGGCTAGCACGCTGAAATAGCGCGGGTGTTCCTCACTGCCTTGCCCTACGATGATTTTGGTATCTTTTTCTAGGTAATAATACATTTGCCCCCCTATCTTAAGGCTTCTTGATTTAGATAAAGCATTATCGCGGCGGTATTCGGCGGCATTGTAAACGAGCCGTGAAACCCGCCGTACCCGTTGCGCCCTAAAAAGCTAACTCCGCTCTTACTGCCGTCTGAATTTCCCCACAATACGATACAAGCGTTTGAGTTTGAGCTAAAATTCGCGTATATCGTCCTACTACTCGACGCGTTATTTTCGTATCGCTCTATTTTGATTATCGTGTTGGTTTGTTTTAGCTGGTCGAAACTTACATCCGCGCCGAATTTTATCTTGCCGCCCGATATTTCAAACGGCGTCAAGCTCCTTAGGCTATCGGTTATCCTGAAGTTGTCGGCATTTATCTCAAATTTAGACTGCTGATTGCTGCCGTCGCCGTAACTCCAGCCCGTTATTCTGCCTCTGCTATCGGTCACGACCGATTTTACGCGCGCGGCGTAGTCTTTAGCCTGCGTGGCTATGGTCGAGGCGTTGTCAATCTTTACGTTTTGACCGCTTACCGTCGTGCTTAGCCTGCTTAGGTCGCTTGTTATCGAGCTTGTTTTACCGTCTATTGCGCGGTTAATCTTTGTTTCCACATTGCGCATTATTTGCGTCGAGAGATCGTCCGTATTAGGCAAAGTAGCCTTTAGCTCCTCAAATTTCTGCGCTAGTGCCTGGTCTTTGCTAGCATAGCTTTGTTTTAGCTCGTTTATGCTGGCGTTGATTTCGCCGAATTTCGCGTTGATTTGTTGTATCGCCTGTGCTAAGGCTTCGTTGTCGGTAGTTACGGCTACGTCTTTTGTTGTGACGATGGCCTGTATCTTGTCGTTTACCGCCTTGACTTCGGTTTTTAGCTCTTTTACGTCTTTGATTACGCCTTTGAGCTTATCGCGCAAATTAACGTTGTCAAAGGTGTACTCTTTGTTTAGGTAGTCCTCGATTATCTTTTCAAGCTCGGTTAGATGATCCCATATGTTCACATCTGTGCCGCTACCGCCGCCCGTACCGCCGTTATTGTTATTTCCCCCGTTATTGCCACCGTTGCCGCCGCCGTTTGGACGCACCGCCCAATAATCAGGCACCAAATTAGCCCTCATATCCGCTCCTTTTACTAATTTTGCTTTACCGCGCAAAACGCAGTATTTATCGCCGTTTTTGTTTCGTATCCATACGCTATACGCGTGCCAAACTCCGCCGTAGCCGTATATGTCGCTGATGTCGTTTTTGAAAAACCCTTCAGGCGCGCTTTGCCATATCTCGCTACCGCACCGCACTAAAATTTCATTACCTCTGATCGCGCCTACGCCCGTGACGTAAAACCCGACGTCGTTTTCGATATTCGTAAAAGCAACGAATACGTCGTCGTACTCGGGGTTAAATCTTATCTCCTCGCCGTTTTCGGCCGTGTACGCCGCTTGCAGGGTAAAAGCGCTATCTATGATAAAGGTTTTGTCGTAGTATAAGTTCATACTACACCGCCAACGCTCTATTTCTCCAGCCGTTAGCGTAGATTTTTAGCTTCGGATTTTTCTCTATCAGCTTGTTGTAGTATTCAAGCTCGGCGCGGTCGAACTGCTTGTCAAATCGCTCCTCGTCATATCGGTTTATCGCCGCTACCGTCTGATCGCCGACAATCCCGTCATTCACTACGCCCACCAGCTGCTGTGCAACTCTTACGGCGGGCTTAACTCCGACATTGACGCCAAAGATAAACATCTCATTCGCTTTTAGTTGGCTTGCGACTTCGTCAAGCCGCATACGATCCCAGTATGCCTCTTTGTAGAATGCTCGCACCTGCGCGCGCAAATTCTCGCTAGCGTATAGCGCGCGCGATATTTTCAGGATATTTCCGCCGAGAGCTACCGCGCCCAGTATCTCGTCCCAACCTGCCCAGTGAGGGTGGGCTGTTTGATAAATACCCATAAACGTCCAGCCGCTTTCGGTCGGATTTCTATCTAGCGCATTCTCGGGGCGAGAAAACTCAAGCCTCATTAAAATTTTAAACGCTTCGTTAAAATTTGCCATTTTCTGTCCTTTATTTTTACTTCGCGGCGGAAGTAATTCCGCCTTGCGCTACCTGCAATATCTCACTATTTGTCATCTTTCCACTCCTCGTGCCTAAAACTTCCGCCGTAGTCCCCGTAGTCGTAGCTATTGCCGTTTAGCCCTTCTATCTTTTTTTCTACGGCTTTATCTATCATCGCGGTAGCCCACTCCGCGCCTCTCCACGCGAAAAATCCGCCGACTGCTAGCGAGAATTTAGGTGCTTGCGTAAAATAAAACGTTGTTTCATACGCTAGCCAACATACAAACATTGAGCTAGCCGTACCTACGACTAAATTTACAAGCCTTTGCGCGCCTTTTTTGCCGCTATTTGCCATATTTAGCAGTCCGCCTACCAGCCCCACTAAAATCACCCAAAAATAAAGCCCTATCTCCTCTATTACGTTGTCCATTATTGTCCTCTTACATCGTGACTAGCCACATTAGCAAGATTGACAAAACGATCTCGATAATAGCCTTTTTACTTAGCCAAAATTTTCTAGCTTTAATTACCAGCTCGCTCACCCGTGCACCCCTTTAAAAGTTCCTCGCAGGTTTTGAAATACTCCATAAGACCCTGCGCGCTTTGCGGGTCGTTCGCCTCGAATTTCGGCTTTACGGGCATTTTTGCAAGGCACGCTACGGGCGTTCTCACTTCTTGATAGACTGTTTTCGTGATGATTTGCGGCTCTTTAGACGAGCAACCGCAAAAGATAATCGCCAAGATTATCATCGTAGCGCAAAGGACTACGAAATCACTCTTTAGCCTTATCTCTTTATTTTCCCGCTTCATTGATTAGCTCCTCGTAAAATTTGAGTTTCTTTTCGCACTGCGCGTCTTTGACGGGGACTTCTATTTTTTTAAATTTCGTCACTACGCGCTCCTGCGTCTTTACGACGTCGGGCGGTTTCACGGCTAGCGCCTTGATTTTCTCGTTTTGCAAATCTATACGCATATTGCACTCGCTTAAATTTGCCGCCGATACTTGCAAAGCCGCCTCTTTTATCGCTAGCTCTTTTTGTGCCTGATCTAGCCCCGCTTTTGCTTCTTTGATGTCGTCTCTTAACTTCCAGATTTCAATCCCAAGGCCTAGCATTATGCCGGCAAGAGCGCCGATTACGATTAGCCAAAGCTTGTTTGCGATTAGGAAATTCATCACGCTCCCTTTAGCAAATTTATGGCAAGCACGGCGACCAAAATTATTGCCGCGATAACTGCAAATTTGACAGCCGAGCTCATTGTTTTATCCTTTTAAACGGGTTTATCGCCCAAACCGTTTGCAGGATTTTTTTATCGTTCTCGTCCATATACGTGTGCTTGTTATCCTCGCGCATACCGACTATGTCCATCAACTTCCAGCCCAGATAGATACGGCAGTACCATTTTGATTTGCCGTATCTGATCTCGCGGTAGTATCCAAAACGCTCCGTCCCGTCTTTCATCTTGCAAGTAACTAGGCACTCGGTTGATTTTTGCCCTTTGTTGTATGTTGCTAGCGCGTCGCCTTGAGTGCGCACTGTGCCCGCGTCGATGTCCTCTACCCGCACGCCCAGATATTTCGCGCTAAATACGCCTATTCTATTGCGGTATAGCCAGCAAAGCCTAGCCCAGTAGGTTCTATTCTTGCCGTTCGGGAAATGTTCGCCTCTCCACCCGTCGTCGCCATTGATGCCGTAGTCTGGGTCGTCAAACCACGCCGCCCATCTTGGCAGTTTTTCGCTCTCTTTGCCGCAAAAAAGCAAAGCGATAGGCACGACGAGAAACTGCAAAATCTCAAGCGGTATCTCTATCGCTACGTTTTTTGCTATTTGAAGTTTTTGTTTCGCCGTGAGTTTCATTGTCATACCTTTCTGATTCTTGCGCCTACGCCGAGTCTGAGAAGATGTTCGCTGCTAGAATCCATCCCCGCGCTTACTACTATTTGACTTAAGGATGTTAAGCCTTTAAAATTATTCGCCCCACTAATTTTTACTAATTTCCTCATCGTCAAATAAAATACGTTAGATAGGTTGCAAAAATTGCCTGCCCCGGTTATAGTATGCAAGCTTGGAAACGTAAAATCATTGACCGTCATAGAGTTGTTTGAAAAGCAGGTATTCTTAACGGTTTCTAGCAAAGGCGCGTCTATCTTTGTTAGCGCAGTTGTGGAAAAACTGTCATCCACTTCTCTTAACAGAGGAGCTTTCAAGGTTTTTATATCCCCGCTTAAGTCATTAAAGCAGGTAGCCCCAAGCGTCTGTAACGATTTTAAATTTAGCTCCGTCATGCCAGGAGCGACCAAAACTAGAGAAAAATTATTAAAATTGTTTGGCCCGATTTTTGTAAATTTGCTAAAGTCTAGTTTGTTTTTATGGTAGTTAGGAGCCTCGCAAATGTTTTGATACGTCCGCGTAAAACTATTCGGAACCTCCTTCCCCCACAAAACATAGTTCAGTCCGTTTTCTACCACTATCTTTGTTACTTCGGGATAGGGTTCTTCACCCTTGCCCCCGAAAAAAAACGCTCCTTTTAACATTACGCGGCCTTTATGAAAGAAATTAATACTTTGTTGTCGCCTGGGCGCACAAAGTAGCTAAAAAATACATATCCTTGCCCATATGTCGCTTCGCTTGGGTTTAGGATTACAAAGTCGCTTGAAAAGCCGGATACGCCGTTGCCGCTAATATACACTAGCCCGCTTTGACCTGCCTCTCTATCTCCCGCCGTTATTTGCCCGCTTACGCTACCCGTGAAATTTACGCCTTGCAGAAAATCTACCCTATTGCTCGTGATGCTTTGCGCTTTGGTGTATTTATTTAGCGTGCCTTGCGTGACACAATTATTTAACTGCGCCGTAGTAGCATACACGCCTAGTTGCGATTTGAGCGCAAACGTTGCTTTGTCGCTCTCGTATATGGTCGTAGTGAGCTTGTCGTATAGCTCGTCTTTCGTAGCTAGCGTCGCAGTTTTTGCCGCGATTAGCTCGTTTGCTTTCATTTCGTCTATTTTTGCGCCTAGCTCCTCTTTAGTAGCTAGCCCGCTCACGTCTACGCTGCCCGATGTCTCGCCTTTTTTGGCGTATGTTTCGTCTATTTTTTTGCTTGAATACGTCTTGCTTTCGCTGCGCTGGCTATCGTCGATAGGCGATGTCACGCTTTCTAGCTTTTCCTCTATTTGAGATTTTAGAGCCGTTAGCTCCTCGTATTTGCGCTCAAAGCTAGTTTTGACTTGTTCAAACTCCTCTGTTTTTCTTGTGAGCAGCGCGCTAAAAGCCTCTGTTTTGAGGTTGATTTCGTCTTTGGCGTTTTTGCCTGCGCGCTCTACATCGGTCACCATTGGAGCAAGATTATTTTTTGCCTTATCGATTAGCTCTTTTGACTTCTCTACATCGTCGCTTAGCCCCTGCATCTTGTCGGCTAGATAGCGAAACTCGCGCAGCTCATTCACGTCTATGCTTTTTACGGCAGCCTCTAGGTCTTTGATTTGGGATAGTAGGAATTTTAGCGCTTCAAGTTTTTCCGCGCCCATTTTGAGTTCGTATATGCTTGTCATTTGATTAGTCCGCTTTCTTTGATAGTTTTCGTTGTATTTGCAAAAAATTCGCTCGCCTCTTTGAAAAATGCGAGCAAATCGACCGCAGCCAAAACCCGCGCGCTCAAAATCGCAGGAAATAAATCTCTATTCATAGCCCGTACTCCTTCCCGTAGTTGGCGTTGTAGTCGGCGATGATTTCAAGGGCTAGCGTGCGATAGTAAGTGTCTTGATTAAGCAAAAAAGCCACTTCGTTAATCACGGCGTACGTAAGCGTCTCATCTATCATCAGGTGTTCGTTTTCGTCGCTAAAATTAGGACGATCTGGGTAGGTCAAAAATGCGTTTTGGTCTACGTTTCGATATACCCGTTCGTTGCTTTCTATACTGCGCAAAAGCTCGTTTGGTATGCACTTATTCGCTACGTACAGCATAGCCTCGAAAAATACGTCCGCTAACGTCTCGTCATCGGGGATTTTCTTATCCCCGACGCACTTAAATTTCAAGACCTTTTTCACTTCTTGGCAGCGCATTTTTACGCCTTTAGCCCGACTCCGATCGCAAACGCGTCGGCGTTTCTAACCTCTAGGCAGCCTTCGGTGTAGTATCTCTTTTGTATGGCCGTTTTTGACGTAGTGACGTCTTTTAGCTCGGTCGGCACGAGTAGGCCGTTTTTCATATACTCAAAATCGCCCGCAATAAGCACGTCGCCTAGCCCAAATTTTGGAGACAAGAAACGGTGTAGCCTAAAATTTACTTTACCAAAGTCGGTATCTAGGCTCACTACGCTTGAATTCACGTGTTTTTCGTTGCCGAATTGACGAGTAGCAAATTTGTTGATCGCAGGTTTTAGCCCAGCGCCTACGAATACGTCTTTCGGAGTTGCGCCCACATCGTAGATATTTTGCAAAAGAGTATGCAAGATTTCCTCGGTCAATACCGTTTCCGCACCGCTCCAGTTGCTCGTGCTATCAAAAGCTACGACATTGCCTCTTTTGCCGCTAGCCCACGATGCAGCTCCTTTAGCGACGTAGTAAAACATTCCCGCCATTTCGCCCGCTGTCGTATCTGTTCTTACCGCAGGCCCCATAAATACGGATTGTTTTGCGTTTGCGTGGCGACCTAGCCCAAATAGCGCATACTCCATATCCAGCTTGTGTTCTTTGGCTCTTTTTGCTATCTCGCGCGGTAGCTCTTTGCCGCCGTATGTAGCGACTGCTTGCATACTTCTTGACACGCTGACGTTCGTCGTGAAAATTTGCGTTGCGTTTGACGTTTTTTGAACGGTGCTTTTTCTCGTATCGTCAAAGTCGCTAATCTCTAGCTGCGCATTCTTTTTCGGCGCCGCTAGCGTATCGGTTAGCCAGCTATGCTCTATGCCTTTGACTTCAGACGTACCGATCATACTTAGTATCGGCGTTTCGTCCGCGCCTATTAAAATGATTTTGTCGTAGACCGAAGGTTTTAAGCCTTGTCTAGACGTTGCAGGGGCTTGAAAGCCCGTACTTGTGATTGCCATAATCGCTCCTTTTTATATGGTTTAGAGCGATTATCGCGTAAGTCGCGGTGTCAAATCTACCTAGTTTTGGGGAAAATTAGAGAAAAATAGTGTCAAAATTTGCACAATTTGGGAAAAATAGGAAAAATTACCCAAAAATTACCGCATTTTTTGGGAAATATGGGGCACCCCTTAAAAAAGGGGATTTGATTGTTAGATTTCGTTTATTTTATCTCGACATCGTCGCATATCAAGCTAATATCGGCTCCGTTTGCTTCTCTTAACGTTTTTAGAGTATGTTTAATGCTTCTCATCGCCTCTATGTTTAGTGTTTGAGGCAGCCACTCCGCGCCGCAGTTAGGGCACTCGTTGAGAAAAACCTTGTGCGTTTCAAACACAAACGATATGGACGTCTGACAATGCATACAAACAAATTCTATGCCTTTTATATTTTTTACGTTTTGTTTCATTGCGTTGTTCTCCTTTTTGATTTTTTATTTTATCTTTTTTTACCTTACTTGTCCGCATCTCGCTATTTTAAACCTTTAAATTTATGGTATAATAGCCCTAAGGGTTTCGCGTATGTGTGGGGTCTAATTTTATTTCGGGCTCGTAACCCGAGCGGGTAAGAGCGGACCTAGTCCGTCCCCAGCGCGAAGCCTTTGTAGTTTTTTATATCTCCTTTCTCAAAAAACATTGTTTTAAACGCAAGCTCATTTCTTTTTTTCTTAATTTCCTCGACTGTACTCCAAGCCTTTTATTTATGGTATAATACCCTTGTCGATCCTGTTGGCGATAGACCGTTCGTCTGTAAAAGCTTGTTATAACGGAGTAGTCCGAAGTTTGGAGGATCGATAAACTACCTCTGCTTTATTCATTAGTTTATTTTTTATATTGTTTATCTTTTTGGGCGCATTGCTTATTATTGTTATGTGAGTATCAAAATTCCTTCCTACGCTCGTAAAAACCAAACTTTTATCATCCATTTCTTTTACAAACAAAAAAGTACCCTCGTCCTTTAAAACCATATCCGTATCCTCTAGGCTTTGCCTTATTAGCGGTATATATTTCTCTCTACCGCGCGCTACTATCTTTAGGAGGCTTCCTTTTGTTAGCCTTATCTCTTTGTCTTTTATAGCCTTTTTGACTTCAGGTTTTAAATTCGGTATAAAATCATCGTCTACGCTTTTTAACCCAAACGTTTTTATCCATTTTTCCTTTGCGTCATTGCTTACGTCGTCTATTTTTAGATTATTCTCCTTTGCTTTTAGGGCGTTTTCGCTCATCTGCGCCTCGCTTTGTCCGCTTAGACTTTTGGGCGTCTCCTTTGTAAATCTTTTCTTTGCCGCCTCTATTATCTCTATTTTTGTTTCCGTGCTTAGGTCTTTATTCGTTACGGTCTTTTGTAGCAGTTTGCCTAGCTCGTCTTGCTTTAGTTTATTTACGAAACTTGATATTTTCTCCTTATTAGCGTTTCCTTCCCCTATTTTTACTATCTGATCGTATAGCTTAGGGTTCGTCTTTTTTAGGGTAGCGGCTGTTACCTTTGAGCCAAAAAGCCCGTATATAAAACCTTTAGCAAATTTTTCAGCGTCAAAGTTTCCGTTTTCGTCTTTAGCGTTTAGAGTTCCGCCCGCTAGGCCTGTTCCTACGTGAGGGTTCACGTGTGTTTTTATAGATTCTTCGTCTTTAGCCGAATTTTGTGGTATAATACTATCAGTGGCAGACGAATACGCTTCGCCAGCGGAATTTGCGTCCTGCTTTAGCGCAGTTTTATCGGCGGCGCTTAAAGGTGTTGGGAGCGTGGATGTCCCAACCGTCTGCCGGCTTACTCTATCCATACGAGCTAAATCCCTTTGCCTTACTTTTGTCGCGTGCGTAACTTCTCCGCTTTGCTTATCCACTGCAAGCTTGCCTATTTTGTTATCTTCAAGCCTTTTTACGATCAAGGCATAATCAAGCCTATAATTTGTAAAAAAATGTGTGGGGTTTTCTTTGATTTCCTTGATTAGTTTAAAAACATCAGACGGCTTCTCGAAAATTTCGGGGTGTTTGCCGGCTAAGTATTCCAAATCGGCGGTTATCTCATCGGTCGTTATCTTTGATAGATCCCTGACGTTAGGCGCTAGGTCGGTCTTGATGACGTAGTCCGTCTTTGCCTCCCCGCCGTCTCTCATCGTCCAGCCCTCGCCCTTTACGACTTCTTGTTTTGCTTCCGCTTGCTCTAGCTTACTTCCTTGCTCGGCTGTTTCTTTGACTATCCCGGCCGCCTTAGCCTTATCTAACTCATTGCTAAATTTAAACTGCGCCTTAGCCATCTCGATGATGTCTATTTTCTCGCTAATAGGTATATCTTTATTCATCGCGGCCTTTGATAGCTTTTCGCCCAGTTCTTGCACGCTTGACGAACTCATCACGGCATTATATATAGCGTGTCTTGACGCCGCGGTCTTTCCTATCTGTAAAAACGGTAGGAATTTAACGGTATTTTGCACGGCCCTATTTGCCGCCATAGTCAAGTATCTCACAGCTACGTTATGGCTGAGGCCTTGCTGGAGTTTAGGGTCTTTAGGCGCTTTAAAAGCATCGGCAAGGGTATGATCGAGTCCGTGGATTTTATTCATCTTTTCGGTTATCTCGATAGCTTTCTTGGCCGCCTCGCTTTTATAGTTCGGATTGTCTTTTAGTGTTTTTAACATCCCCGAGTAATCCACCACCCTTTTGCCGCCCATCGTCTCTTTGATATTTCTCTCCAGCGTATTTTTTATCGCCTCGATCTCTAGCCTTTCTCTGCTAGGCGCGTCAAGTCCCGATAAATATTCGTTTAGCTTGTCGTTGGTGTTTCTAAATTTCTTATCCAACTTGGCTTGCGTTAGCTCTTTTGTGGTACCTTTTTGTATCCCTTCATAAAGCGAATCGTCCTCTATGCGCTTCATTTGCGAGTATTTGACGTCGGCATCATAAAGGCTATTTTTTAGCCTTTCCAACTCCATGCCGCTTTTGCCCGTGCTTGCAAATATCCCATCGTCTAGGCTTTGTTTTAGCCTTATTAGTTTGTCTTTCGTCGGCTTATAGTCGGCTTGCCTTATTAAGCTAAGGCTCAAGATAAGTTAAGCGGATTCTCTCTTGTCATCTTTAGTAAAATATGATAGAAGGTTTTTGTATCTTTACTGTTATTAGATCTAAATTCACACTCTTTAAGATGAAGTAAGAAATTCTCTTTTTTAATCCCTTTAAGATTTTAAGATACTTGTCAAGATATGATTTTGATAATGTGATGTTGTGAGATTGTAGAAGCTCGATTATATCGAGGTTTTGTCAATGAAAAATATTTTTATTCTTATGTGTTTTTTGGGTTAGCATTGTCTTTCAAAGTGTGGCGTATCTATAAAGTTTTTGAAATTTCCGCCCCATTTGTTATTTTTGTCTAAGCTTTCCCAATAGTCGCCAATGCTTTGAAGCTGTGTTTTTGATTGTAGCCATTCGCCACCTTTGAATATATGCAAATCGGCGGCACAACGCTTTAAGTGCATTGAGTTATAAGTTTTTGATTTGCCCTCTTTGATATATAGGTCTTGTTGTGCTTGCGTGCGCTCGACTTCGCCCAACCTGATTGTATAGCCGTTATCGATTAGATAGTTTAAGAGTTGTACGAGGTCTTGAGTAAATTTTTCTTGATTTTGTCCTAGCGTCATTTATGTAGCCTTACGTTTTGATTAAGGAATAAATCGTAAATCTTGTCGATTTTTTTTTTCAAGATTTGATATATCTTCGCTGAATGATTTTTCAAATAAAGATAACTTTTGATTAAAGGCGTTAAGCCTTTGAGAGATTATCCAATTTATTATTGTAAAGAATAGAGCCGTTATAGTTATCAACGGCTCAATATATTCCACTATGAAACTTGCTTGCATTGCCTAAGCGATAGTTATATGTTGCATATTTATAACAAAGACCTCTTCAAACTTAACCCCGTTAAAAGTTTTGTTTAAAAGCGCGGTGCGAATCTCGTCCTCGTCTTTGCTAAAATCTGCATAAAATTGAAACGTGTGCTTACCTTTACTAGTTTCAGATTTTCCCGTTACGGTTACGTCCCAAAGGTCAGTTACGACATCATTTCCCGACGTGCTTTCAACCTCATAAACAACAAATTTTCCGTCAAGATTATTCTCCGCAAAGGTTTTTGCCGTTGCTCCATCCGCAGGAACGGCAAAGCCGAACGTGCGATTTCCTAAAGTATTTCTTATTAATGATTTAGCCATCTTTACACCTTTCTTTATGCGTCGAATTTAAGTTTCGCGTATTCGCATTTTGTAGTTAGAACGTAGTCACAATCAAACTTACCCGTTATATCTGCAAGCAAATCTTTAAAGGTCTTAGAAGGCTTGACGTGAGGAACGCTAAACATCGTTGATAATCTACCCGTAGCGTCTTTTTTGCCTACAACTATGCTTTTCTTATTTAAAGGGCTAGGAATTGCGACGACCGCCGTGCCACCCTCGCCAACGTTTTTAAACTTTTCTACTTTACCGGCCATAAGACTAATTAACGCCGTAGTATCGCCGTCAGTCGCGCCAATAGCCGAAACGGTTAAAGGACGTAAGCCTTTAATGGTTTGTTTTAGCATTTTCTTTACTCCTTTGAGTTTTTATTTTTGCGTTATGCACATAAACGATGGAATGGTAACAAAAAGCGTTAATAATTGCTGTATTGCTTGCCAAAATATCCAAGAATACGAGTTTTATTAACGATAGCCAGCAAGTCCAAAAAGTCAGAGATTTACGCTAGCACGAGCCAAAGCGACGCCATTCAGCAGTTTAATCCGCAATAATCAAATTTAACGGGACAACTAGCAACGAACGAAAAGGCTATAGTCGCTTTGCGGGTAGCTCGTGCAAGCGGCATCTAGGGGGAAAGGATGTTGGGGTTTGGAAATCAAAAAAAGCCAAAGAGGAACCTAAGAAGCAACAAAGAGAGGAACGCCGAGCTCCGACGGCGCAGAGCGCCTGAAGCTTGGCGGGAAAGAAAATCAGGCAAAAAAAACTAAGGGAATAAGGATTAATTTTAGAAGCTCATTGCATAAATAAAGAACACGTAACGCTATCAACTTTAAGCCCACCTACTTCGAGGTATGTTTTACAAAGTTGCGCGAGCTTGTCCTCGTCCATTGTCTTTTTTACGTTATGGACTAAAACCTGTTTTTTACGGCGGTTGGAATTACTACAAAAAGCCTTATATTGCTTAAAATAGTTAAAATCATCTATCGGAGGCGTTGTCTCGTCGTCCTCAAAATGAACTTCATAAATATATTTAATCTTTGCAGTTGAAGCCGCAGTTAAAAACGCTTGCAAACTTGCTAAATTTTTAGCCTCAAGCGTTGAAGTAATAACGCGGTTTCCTTGTTGTTGAGTTACTTTATATAGTGGCATTTTTAGAAACCTTTACACCTAATATAATATTGTCGGAACGATTATAAGGAAAAGAACCAGAAGCACAAGCTGAATAAATATCAATAGCACGAGAACGAAAAAAATCAAAAGCCAGACCAAAAGAAACATTTTCAAATAAAAAATCAGAGGGATTAAGAAAAGGCGAAACGAAATAAGAAAAAATAGCCCCGCCATAATCAAAAGAAGTCAAAGAATTATAATAACTAAGAACATCATCAAAAATAGGAACTAAATCAGGAGCAGAAGGCGTCTTATAGAAATTCCCACGATGGTTGTTAAAAAAGCCTGAATTCCAATCGCCGTTATCGGGGTCATCTAAAGGAGGGGAAACGTATCCCTCGCCAACGTTATAATTAGCTTGACTAGTAAAAAATCGAGAATAAAAAGGAGCAGAGAGAGAACATTCAACTATATAATTACCAAAAGTATCAATTTCATAATAATAAGAAAAACGAAAAAGCTCAAGATAGTCAAGATAATAAGATGGCTTTTTACGACAACAACAACACATTAAAGCAACCATTTTTATTCTTTATCCTTGCCAAGAATACCGATACAAAGGAGCTTTAAAAGTCGATTTGTTTCGTCGATTTTAGCTTCAAGCGTATCAGACTTAGAACTTTCAGGAGTTTTTAAAAGCTCTAAAATATCCTTTGAAGTTTTAGAAATTTCATTTAAAGCGCTCATTTCTTGATTAAAAGCAACTTGGCAATCTAAATCAGCCATTACGCACCCCCTGCTTTAACTTTATTGTGAAAATATCCAAGACCATTAAGCATTTGCATAAATGCTTCGCTAAGTCCTACAATATCGCCCTTATCATCTTTAACCCACATAAAATCAGCAACTTTATTTATTTGCTCGATGTCGATACTAGACGAACCCGTAATTTTACGTAAAAGCTCTTTATCGGTAGCGGTAAATTTTGAAGTTAAAAGCTTGAACATCAAAGTTTGATTGAAACTATCGGCTTTGGCTTTGGCATAGGCTAATTGTTGGTCTTTAGTAGCGATAAGTTGATTTTTTTGTTGCTGGATATAACTAGCACGATGGAAAAATTGACTTTCAGTCTGACGAGAATTAAACATCGCATTCGCGCCAGTAGTTACAACTTGCGCATAACCAACGCGAGCCTCAGTCGATACGCCTAAAAACCGCGAAATCATACCAGCCTTAGCCCCTTTAAAAAACTTACGCGCAAGCCCCTTAACCTTTGAACTCAAAGGATTTAAAACAACAGCCAAAAGAGCAATAGCACCATCAACAATTTTCTGTAACAATGCCTCTTGTTTTTGCATATAAAGCATTAAAGCAGAACTAAACATTATCGTAATACCGCTATCAATAGCGTCTTTTAAAATACCGTCAGGCATCCCATTATCTTTTAAACGCTTCAAAACCTCATTATAAGCTACATTATAGGTTAAATCCTCGAATATTTCCTCAACACCAAGCTTTAAAATACGGTTAGAATTATTTTCCGCCATCGTTATAACCTATCATATATTGCTTATCAACTTCGCTAGAATGAGGAATACTCCAAAAATAATAAAGCGCACCGACAATAAAAGCAAAAGCCAAAAACTCAATAAAAGTCTTCATAATAACCCCTTTTTATTTAATATATTGCAAATCAACAGAACTAGAATGAGGAACATTAAACAAGCCCGTTATATCGGGTAAATCGCCGAATAAATCCTCTATATCGCTATCTAAAAGCTCAAAATTATTTATATCCGTATTCTTTTTAGCTTGAGTAGCATTATTAGCGGTTTGCGCATCTCTAGGGCTTAAATTTGCCACCGTTTCGCCGTCAAGGTCTTTAATCACTTGTGGCGTTTTCTCGTAAGCGTAACGGTCTTTTTCTATATCTAATAATCCCTTGCCATTTTCTGAAATTTTAGCCAAATCGTCCTTAACTGTAGCTATCTTTGCCAAATTTTCATTAACACTATTTAAGGCGACCGAAACCTTATTACTACCGCTATTAAACGCGACAGTATTAGCACCCTCTTTAATAGTATTAGAAACATTTTCAAGAGAACTTTTGAAAGCCCGCTCTAAAGAACCAAGACCACGAGAAATTTTATTTAGCCCCGTAGTTTGTCCCATTTTTGAAACAAGACGGCTTAAAATATCGTTTTGTTTAGCAATCTCGCCAATAAGACTACCGCCCGAACCGCCATTATTCGGCGGGGGCGTTGGCGTGTCGGGCTGTGGCTTTTCAGGATTTTCAATTTTAGATTTATCGCTACGGATAGCCTGCTCAAAAGCAGGGGAAACGCCCGAGCCAAGATTTGAACGTATTTCGCCAAAAGCACGACCACCACCACCAACATCTTTATTATTATCAAAAGAACCAACTTCATTACCATCACTATCAAAATATTTACTAATGATATCGCCGTTTTTTAACTCGCCAGTCTTTTTGTTTTCGTAATAACCATCATCATTAAGATAAAAATCGCCGTCATCGTTTTCACGGGGGGACATACCCTCAGCGACAACATTACCACTCTTATCAAAAAAACGCCAATGATACTTTATCTCAACGCCCATAATAACCCCTTAACCATAACTTTACTCAACACCTTAACCCCCGTTAGCGGGCGATTCAGATTCAGGCATAACATAAACAGCAGGCAAGAAATATACATAAGAACGGTCATTAGCACCGCTATGCTTATCACTAATAACAGTAGCAGAACCGCCCGTATCAAGAGGAACAACACAATAAAAAATCCCAAAATCACTTTTAGAGATTTGAGCCAAAAAACTAAAAGCGACTTGATAAACACTTTTATCAATAGTGCAAACAACCCTAGCACCATCAAAAAAAGAACCATAATCGCCATTCAAACTAAAAGAACGAACATCTAAATCAATATTTGACAACGAAGGCATATTTTTATCCTTTATTATGAAATTATCTTGTAGATTTTATCCCAAGCCGCGTCAATAGCTTTTATATTTGCCGACGCTTGCTCCAAAAGCTTAATAACCTCGTCTTTATTAGGCTCTTTGCCCGTTTCAACCTGCTTTAAATAATTGTCTAGAGCCTCAGCCGTAGCCGTAAGCCCTAAAACCTCACTTTGCGCCTTTTTGTCATCAATTTCTGATAATTTTTCAAGCACCGAACCAGCAAGAACAGCACCCGCCTTCACTTTTGGGAAAAAAACGCTTAAAACAGGCGACAAAGCTCCAAGTATATTATTAGCCGCTTCGCTTGTTTTAGCGATTACTTCTTTTATATTATTCGACATTCTTTAATCTCCTTTAATCAAATAAATTTAAACTTTGTTGTTTAACGGCAAAGAGATAAACCCTACCGCGCCTCAATTCAAAATCCCGAGCTTTACAGAAAGCTTTTAAATCCAAATTTTTACAATCTTCGTCATACTCCTTAAATATTTGTGAGCCAAGCCAATTTTTAGGCGTGGCCTTTAAATTTTGCGTTTGATAAATAATTTTTGCCTTTTGCTCAAAATATTCACGCTTAATTTGATAATGCGCCAAATCAATACAAAACTTGTTATTGTTTTGCAAATACTTATCTAAAATTTGCTCCAAAATAGTCAT